CTGCCCTATTGTTTTTTCTTATACTACCTTAACTCACCGTCTAAAGCCGGTGGGATTGCGGTAGCATTATTTCAATATCAATACCTTCTTTATATTACCGGCATTTCAACCAGTATTTTTAACGCCTCTTCTAAGATGTTCTTCTTGTCTTTCAGTTTTGTACACTCTGTACAATTATCAGGATCTGTTACTAATAACCTGTTACTACAATAATTTATAGAATTAGTAATATCTGCTAATGTATTCTCTCTTATTTTACGCTTATCATTTATACTCATTTTTCAACTCTCCATTCCATATTGGATACACTATTTAAATGAAAAACTTGCACTGCTAAAAAATTTATTCAAAATCCTCTCAATATCTTCTCTTTTATTTGCCAACATCATTCTTGCTGTTACCTTATCTACCTGTCCACCTGTAATGATTACTATAGCATTCGCTATTCTGTCACTTAGTTCATACACTTCTCTGTATAACACATCTGCCTCTGCCTCATATCCGGCAGCTTTTTCAAAGTCCTGATGTTCTTCATCCATCCAGTATTCAGACATACTCTCTTTTTCATCCATCTCTTTCTCAATCACTTTAAGTCTATCCAACATATCTTTAACTTGCATGATATAACCTCCTGTTAATCTTTCTAATTGTTTCCAGCTATTCTTACTTTTTTCCGGCTATTCTTACTTTACTCTTTTCCTTGTCTTAGGTGACTTCTTTGCTTCCCAGCACCAATCAATGTGTTCCATAATTTTCTGACATGCTATCTTCTCTATTTCCTCGCTTGTCATACCGTCTTCAACTTCAAACTCTACTGCTATGTTCTTTCCTACGATATCTTCTAATACGTTTGCTACTACCTTCATTGTATAACTCCTTTGTTTTTTATGTTTTTTGTGTTTTTTATTACGTTGCGTACGATAACATAACCTGTACTAGTGTCAAGTGTTTTTCCTATTTTATTTTTGGAATTTACTAAAAATAAATTTCGCTTTAAAATGCCTTATTTTGCATTTTTAAGTCATAGGTATATATTTGTTGGACTATTCCAAAATAATCGCTCCTAGAGGCTGTAGGCTTCAAATACGGCTATATAAAGGTGCTACTGGATAGAATTATTTTTAGGCTCCGCTTTTGAGTCCTCTGACACCTTCTTTAAAACATCAATTGCCTTTGCGATTACTGCCGGCACCGGCACACCCATAAGACCTGCATTTTCAATAATACTTATGCACTCATTAGCTATAAAAGCTATGATAACTGCGTCTTTTATATAACTTGTATGCATGATGATATCAAGTCTTACTGCTACAAGCACTATAAGTAGTGCAACACCTTTTCTACATAACCCTTTAAATCCCGCTCTTGACTCTAAAGCACCGGTCTCACTTTTCTTGCTTTTCTTAAATATACCTGCAACTGCCAGACCTGTAATGTAGTCTACAGACATAAATACAATTAGTGTTATTAGTGCATCACTCCATCCTCCAAACATAGCTGCTATAAATCCTCCTACTACTCCTACTACTGAATATAAAACATTTGCTCTCATTTTCTCATCCTTTCTCATCTTTTCTACTCTGCTAAATCGTACTTATCTAAGTCAGGCTTAGATGTATCATACTCTTTCTGATACTTACCATCAGCATCCACCCAATAATACAGATCCTTATCGGCATCCTTTATATATGCACTTCTTGCAAGTACTCCACTTTGAGTAAGATAGAAATCTGTACCATCTATATTTACCCACTGTTCGCTAAGCATAGCTCCATCCAAAGAATTCATATAATACCAGTCATCTCCCTGCTTAAACCAGCCTTTTACCATATGTCCAGAGCCATCAAATACATACCATCTTCCTCCAATCTCAAGCCATTTGTCTTTTACTAATGTGCCATTTAATCTATATGCCCACTTATCATCTATACTCTCCCATCCGGTCTTTCTTGACTCTCTATATAGCTTACATGCCATATAAGCACACCAGCTTACAAACTGCTGGCACCAATAATTACCATTACCACCATACCACTGCCCGTACTTGGTGTAATTTGCTTCTCCTGCATTTGCCGTCTTTTCATCCAATCTTGCATTGCTTGCTTTCTCAAGATATCCTATTTCTTTTCTTGCAACTTCTATAAGCTCTTCAGCTGTACACGTATCACCGCTAAAAAGCGGTGTACCAAATCCATTTATCCTATTTGTACCGCCAACTTCACCGTCCTTAAAGCGGTACTCCTTTCTTGCCACTCCGCCGCCATTTCGCTCAAATGCGACTGCTGAGGTATTGCCTTCAATGGTATGTATGATATATGTATCTCCAAGCTTCATTGCATCTTCAACTATGCCAACATGAGCAACTCGACCTTTTTCCTTGCTATAAAAATATATTATATCTCCAGAATGTGGTACTTTACTGTATGCTCCAGTCTGTACAAAGTACCCTTTCCCAGTTAGTGTATACTGACTATACCCACCTCTTAAAAGTTTCTTTCCTGCTACAAATGAAATATCCATTTTATCTCCTTCCTTTCAGAAAAATAATTCTTCAGCATAATAGAAAAAGAGGGATTATCTCCCTCTTTCTGTTATCAAAAATGCTTTTCTTGTTATCAAAATGTCACTTTTTATTATCAATCTACATCATTAAATACTCATCCGTCTTCATGAACTCTTCCACAGCTTCTTTATACTTAGCCGGCACTTCATCAATCGTCATCAGTCCATGTTTAATCCTTGATGCAAAAAATCTCACATATACTTTCAGCTTTCTTTTACTGCTCATTTCCTTCTCCTTCCTCGCTTTTCATAAGCTCTGCTACCATATTTGATAGAGCGTCTATACGACCTGTAAGTGTCGCTTCAACTTGCTCCACTCTGTCCATCGCTCTGAACATCAATAAAGCTTGTATCTGTGTAATAGCTCCAAGCTCGTTTTTTATGAAATTTGTAGTTATGCCATGTAGCTTCAGACCTGTTACAGACTCCTCATTGCCGTTGCTTTGTACTGTCATAATTACAGTGTTTGCATCTGTCAGCTTGTCTTTCAGCTCATCAAGCTTTGCAAAGTTATCTATCACAGTGACATATGTGTCACCATAATGATTACTAAGCTCTATCTCTGTCTTATCTTTTAAAATCAGTTTATCCATTTTACCTCCTTAATTTAAAAAATCTATTCGTGTTATCTGTACTGCCCCTGAAAATACATCACCTGCTTTGTCCTGATTGCAAAAAGCTCCAAAGCTCAAAAATACTTGTTCATTTATATCCCCCACATTTAGAACTATTTGACCTTCACGATTTATCGCAGGACTTGCCATACCTTGTCGAATTACATCTACAGTGTCTACCAGTTGATCTCCAATCTGTACTTGCCCTCTTGCACTTGCACGGATAATATGTGTCTCAAGAGATACATATGGAGAACCCTGTATATTGGCTACAGATCTGTAGTACACAACTATCTGCCGGAATGGTGTAATATTTATAGACTGTGACAGTACACATCCAATTCTTCTACTTCGCAAAGCCGGATACGCTGTAGACATCTGTAAATTCATTCCACCACTATAGATACCACCATATCCATATCCGGACTGTAGTACGTATGCGTAGTAAACTCCATTATGTGAAAATCCTTTTGTAGCCACTCCCGACACTAAAACATTGTCGAAAGTGGCACCATTAAAAACCGTTCTACCTGTGCTGTAGTCAGGCATTGTACCGGTTATACCATTTATGTTCACTCCTGCACGAATGTTCTGAGGATACAGGTTAGGGCTTGCCAAGAAAGCATAATTGGCATCTTGTATAAAATGTTTATTGGGAATCTTCATAACGATACCCCTGCCTCTTCCGGCATAGGTATCATCCCATACAAAACCTTCACCATTCACAGCACTTATAACATCACCAGTAGTACATATCCACCTCTGGATATTCCCACCAAACTTAATTCCGTACTGTGATGAAGCAGACTGACCGCTTAGTACTGAGTCTGCACCAGCTGTACCAAGTCTTGCAGCATCTACCTCTACATGCGGTGAATTATCATCTCTGTAGTAATATGCATTTCCATATCCAAGCTCCATGTATAGCTTGCCTCTGCCTCCGTCAATGCCGAAATTCTTAGCCTGATTTAAAGTATAATTATTAACTTTGGTATCAATAATTGGAATAGTTCCTCGTTCATTGCATGTCACAGTGTTATTCAAAGTTGCTTCCGGATGATAGTTGAC